CCTGCTATGTTCATCTCCTGTATAATCTCAGGCCTAGAGTAATCTGCTAGGATGGTAACCGTTTGTTCTATCCCTAGGGTGCCTAGCTTCTCTATGAGCATAGTAGTGGTGAGGTAGCTCTCATATATCACAGGCTCTATGTAGATATCATTATCACAGTAGTATACCCTCATCAAAGCTGTGGGGTGATTGTAACCGAAATCTAAGCCATACACGTACTTAACAAACTTAGCAGGCCTATGAGCTACAAAGGACCAGTTGCTGTAGATGTTACTCTTAGAGATAGCCTTCTCACCTAGGGCATAGATCTGATACAGTGCCTCATCTGTTCTAGCTAGATCCTCTATCTGTGCCTTAATGCTTTCAGGTAGGAAGGGGTTATCCCTGTATGTGCTCTTTATCTTTACGCTCTCATCTGCAGGTAACTCATACAGCCATGATGCACTATCTGATGGGTTGTAGTCAAAGATAAGCTTATCCTCTGTTCTCATGTTAAGCTGGGTGAAGTCATCAAAGTACAGCTCATTAGCTTCATTACACCAGGCTATATCCCTTTTCCTACCCCTTATTTTCTGCTCATTATCTACTGAGAAAAACTCTACCATACTACCATTGGCAAAGGTGTAGATCTGTTCACTCTTGTTATGGTTCTCATCCTTATACAGCCCTATATCTTTGAGGATCTCTATGAAGTCCCTGAGCACTGTAGCACGTAGGGCAGGGAAGGTCTTGCGTATCACTGACACCACCTTGTTGTTGTTCTGCAGGCAGTAGATGATCATGAGCTGACAGAGGCTGTAGGTCTTAGAGCTTCTACTACCACCCTCATTAATAATGAATCTCCTATCTCCTAAGATGGCATCATAGTTTTTCTCAAAGATGGCAGTCGCTTTTATATCCATAGCAAAGCTAGTACCTAGTTAGATACTATATAGTTATTATTATTATTATACTACTTAACTATAGTAACAGTTATAGCAGATATCTTTTCATCACCACTGGTAACATCTGTGTGTTCTTTCAGTGCGTTTAATCTTTGGGTGATGGATGCATTATACTGCCCCACCATTCCACCCTCTATCTGATCCATTCTAATTGCTTCCTCTATGCGTGAGCAGATTGTCGTATAGTCAGAATATCTACCCCCCGTATTAGCAAAGTAATCCTGCACACTACACTCTTTATCAGCAGCATAAGTTCTAAAACCTACCTGAGTTAAAGGTCTCTCTAAAGGGATAGCTGTAGCCTCTCCTGTTTTAGTAGATAAGCTGTAAGAATATCTAGGTGTAGATTTACACCACGTTCTATATCCCTCAAATAGCTCCCACATTTTCTCAGGGGTTTCTATGTGCTTAGGTCTCATTTCTCCTCGTTCTCTACCCCTTTATACTTTGCTTTAGGAGTGCTCTCTTCAAATAGATATCCTAATCCTTTAGAGGTATAATACACATGATCCTTAGCAGTCTCTTCTGTTACTGTAAAGCTGGTCTCAAAATTACCATTATACATAGTAATATACTTTCCTAGGTGTTCAGTTTTTGTTTTCATATTCGGTTATAATTAAAAAGGTGTAATAAAATGCTATCCATAATCCTGCTGCCCTACTAGCCCACTCATAATCTAGAGTAAACAAAGCTAAGCCACAGCTCAAAGCAATTAATAGGGTAAAGATACTAATAACATGGCTCCACTTCATACCTATATTGTAATTTGTTTAAGTTTTGTTTTAAATCTTTGATCAGGTAGTAAGCTGAGGTGTGAGTAATATCGAAATAAGTAGCCATTGCCCTGCTGGTAGTGTACCCCTTATCAATAAACGCCTCGAATACTATCTTTTGTACCTGGTCTTTTATCTCTGATCTATAAATTTCTATTAATCCCTTGTTAAAAGAGTACATCTTATCCTCCCTTATCTTATCTGCTAGTTCATCATCCTCTATCCTATCCCCTGAGTTATCAATTATAGCCGTTATGCGGTCATCTTTATGGCTCTTTGATGTACTCCATAGGATTTGATATTTAATAGTGTTTAAAAGGTAGCTTTTGACCTTATCCTCATCTGCTACATAATCATTAATGGTAAGCACATGTAGGTAACTGTTATTTATGACTGTATCAGCGTCTATGTACAGCCCCATCTTAGATAGAAAATAAGCTGTATAAGCTCTTACTTCGGGATAAGCCCTGCTAATGTACTGATCTAAGAGCCTTTTCATACCATATCATAAAATCTTTGTACCATATCCTCCTCCTAACAGATGCACAGAAGCACTCCCTAGGTTGCACCCCTTCATATTTAATCCTAATCTTTAGCATAGCTACGCATGAGTGCTTAGAGTACCTGATATTCTCAGGTAGTAACTCTATCTCATCTATTAGTTTTATCTCAGCTTCTGTAAACATTCATCTAGTATATAAGCAAGTAGTGCAGCCTGACAAGCCAGGATAAAATCAAAGGTACAAATTATAGTAAGCCAAAAAGCCACACATTTAATACAGCCCAGTGCAGAGTGTATATGTATGGCTATTGTGCTATGTGGTTTATACTTGAATAGATAATCTATAGTTGCCTGTAAAGGCTCAAAATTAACAAACCACCACGCTAAAGGAATAAGAGCTAGTAATATCATAGCTCAAATATAGTAATTTAATTAGAATGGCAAATCATCATCCTCTGACTTGAATGGTTCTGCAGGTGGTGATAGTACTGCTGGCTTAACATAAGGCTCTTGAAAAGTAGCACTGAAATACTTCATACCTGCCTGTGATGTTTTAAGCCATAGAGCTACCTCCATCTCTTTACCATTAACGTTTACCTTCCCTTTGTAGTCGGGGTGAGTTTCGCTTGTCTTTTTATCATTTTTAAAGATAGCTCCTGAATTATTCTTTGTTTCCATTGTTACTTATTGTTTAAAATTGTTAATAAATACATTATAGTGCACCACCACCCCCACACAATCGCAGGGGCTAGTAGTATTGATATTAGGATGATCATAACGTAAGATCCTCTTTAGGCCATTTAATCTCTTCACCATACACCTCATTAGATAATATCTCAGCCATCTGTACAGCCTCTTTAGCTATATATAGTTTAGATGTACTAGGGTTATGTACCATAAGTGCATTCATAGCAGTTATAGCCGCCTCATGTTTAAATTGTATTCTGTTCATAGTTTATTTATTTCTTGTTTAACTTCATTCCAATAATCTATAGTAGGTTGATAAGTAATTAAAAGCAATAATTCATCTACTGCAATCAAAGCACATTGTTTAGCATCGTGTATTTTCATTGTAAGATAGCCATCATATTGACCACCTATTTCAATATCAAGTTTTTGATATTTTTCGATTAACTCCTTTGCTTTCTCTTTTGCGCTCATAACTGTGTTATTAATTGGTTAAAATACTCCCTACATTGTTCTACCCTCACCTTGATCTGCTCTATCACCTCCTCATCTCTTTTGATTACAAAGGTCTTCACTCTCTTAGCATCAGGGATGTGGTCAAAGCTGTGTTGCTTCTGCACCTGGTCTCTTAAGTCCAGGCTCTCCTCCATTAGTCCTAGCTTGTAGTGTGCACTCTTTACCTCCTGCTCTACTATGGCATGTGGTGTATTGGTAAGGCAGTAACATAACAGTGCCTCTTGCTTATCACATAAAAACATATACCCTTGCAACTGATAGTAGTAATCTTTATTAGGGCACTCAGTATCGAACCATGGGAACGTGCTGCCACTCCATGAGTTCTTAACATCCACTAGCACCTGGTCTGTAATTACATCGGGAGTACCTGTTAGCCATTCATTACTAAAGTTCTCCTCATTCTTAAACAGGAAGCCCTTATCAATTACATCCATTACAAAGCTGAGGCACATATCCTCACACTCATTACCCTTATCAGTATACTTACTAGTGAACTCTTTACGTATCCCATAAACGTGTGCCAGGGCTAGGCCCTGGATATACGTTTTTGTTGTTTGTGATAGCACCTCCCCTTTAGTTTTGGGTGAAGTCATTATCTTACCTATAGCTGAACATCTTATTTTCATATTACAGGTATTAATAGTAGTGAATTAATCTGCACATCTGTAAGATCAAAGCTATCCTTTAACTTATCTACAGTATACTTACCATCTGCTATAGCTTTCACTGCCTCAGCAAATCTTTTGTTATCCATCTTAGGCTTTGCAGTTGCTGCTATATGCCCATCATCATCTGTAGCTTGTAAAGTAAGTAAGCTTTGAATAGTGTACCTTCTGAAGTAGCTAATCTGTGAGCCCTGCTTCTGAGCATCCAAGCTAAGATCTAAAGTCATACAGCTAGAGATACTAAAGCCAGTGTATATGCATACAATCTGAGTACACACACTACCACCTTCTATAGGCTGTAGCAAAAGTAGATCATGCTGTAATAAAATAGGCTCAACAGTTTCTAAGATACTATTGATATCTGCATAGGACTTTTTAAAATGGGGGTTAGTAGCATTCTTATGTACTTTACCGATAAGTTGTTTAGCTTGGTGAAGCCTCACATAGAAGGGAGCAGGCTGCTGCTCAACCTCCTTAGGCTTTGCAGCCCTTGTAGTTGTTTTTTCCATTGGTTAGTTATTAATTGTTTACAAATATACTACTTATTAATCTATTTTAACATTATTATCTAAAATTATTTGTCTTAGCATCTCCCTTACCTCATACATATTCTCTTTACCATTGTATTTGTACTCAGCTCTTAGCCACTGATCCATCTCCACAAGTGCCATGTAATAGTTGAAGCCATTGTTAGCGTGGTTAAAGTTCTCCTGGTCCTCAGGTAGGTTAAATATTAGTTTTGCTTTCATATCATTTCTATTCATTATATGTGGTAACTTTTACCCCTTATCCTTTATCAATTTGTCATTCTATACTTTATCCAGGCAAAAGTTATCATACCAGATTACGAAATCATCAAAGGTCTTAGTAATTATATATACTCCTCCTGCAGCTTCTATCATCTGCTGATATTCTTTCTGCACCACTGACTGCTTATCCTTCCCAATCTTTACCTCTATCTTTACAGATCTCCCATAAATAGTAGCAGAGATATCTGCAGATCCTGGAGTGCCTGTGCTCTTGGTCCACTGCCCTGCAGTCTTAGTGCCATCTGTTCTATATGACTGCCTGAATACTCCCATTGTATTAATTCTTTCAGCTTGATGCTGTGAGAAGTTTAGGAAGTCCTTAACACATTTAGTAAGCCCATTAGCCGTAGCATCTGAGTACTTGGTGAAGGGGATAATGTGCCCTGGTGCTGAAGGGTACCTGTAGGACATGTACTTTTCCTCTAGGTCCTTAAGTCGTTGTTTGTTTTCTTTGTTCATTTTTCTGTTTTATATGTTCTGAATATTTAAGTTGTCTTTTAGGATTATCCCAATACTTCTTGAAAGCAGGCATCAATGAATTTAATTCTTCCTGTAGTAAAATCAATTTGTTCTCTAAGCTGTTCAATAGTTCTGCTTGGTCTAACTCTGGTGTTAAAAGCTCGTATGTGTTTATCAGTTTCTTTGTATTTAGCATATGCTTGTTGTATTGATATATGACCTGCTGCAATTCGGTTTCTAATCTCAATTTCGTAGCTTTCTTCTTCTCTAAAATATAACCATTCAGTTCTGATAGGTTGCTTATAATTATCTTTTCTTTTTCCATATGTTAGTTCTATAGTTGGTATTTTATACTGTTCAATTTTTTCTATATCCTCATAACTTTTTGCATGTGTTACATTTACCTCCACTATGCACATGATCTCACCATCACTATCTAAAAATAAACAATCAGGTCTCATAGAGTAATCAGGTATCTTTACTTTTATATATCTAGCAGCCTCAGCTTCTAGCAATACCTTATCACATTTAATTGTTAAATTATCTAGCTCTACTTTTTTATTATCCTGAATATAGTACTGGCAGTTCAAATGAAAAATTCTATCAACTTCTATTAGTTCACCTGGCATTGATCTAAAGTGATGATTATTTTTATCACCTTTTGCAGGATATACTTGATATTCAATTGCACCATCTATCAATAAATACCTTTGCCCTGTCTCTACCAGTGGATCGTTAATATCATATCTGATGCCATCTTTAAAAGCATATTGTATCTGTATCATA